GGTCTAGTGGTGTCCCATGACATCTTGCCAATAAGTGCCTGCAATCCATCGTCGATGTCTAACCCTGGAGCTGGAATACAAACCATGCCGGCATCATTCAAATCCTCAATGATGGAAGATGCCCCATCCGCAGACTGGTACTTTGCAGCTCCAAGGCGAGGGTCAATCAGTCTCTCAAAGATCTTCTCATCACCCTCAAGCTCGGCAATCAAGTCCATGTAGTCACGGATACCAAAGCCCTGTCCTTTAGCCCCTTGTCCCGGCGTCCACTTGCCACCCTTCCATTCAGCCCAGTCGCCTACATCGACACCCGGCCACTCACGATATACCCAAAATGTACCAGACGCATCCACAGCAATCCAAGCCATAAACCAATTCTTCGCACCCGCTGGGTCAATAATCTGATAGCGAGTAACATTCGCAGTTGGGATCTCTGATGGCTGGACAACATTGACTTCTTTATTGAACTTGGGAAACTTGGTGGCGTGGGACTTAACTGGAACCCCGTACGCGCGAATTAGAATCTCCTCCCGAGGCCTTCCAACTAGGGTCTCCTTGATTCGCTCGTAGCCACCGAAAGGGTTGTCCTTGGAATGGAAGTAATGGACGCTGGCGTTGCGCTTCTTACTCCGTTGGACATAGGGGACAAGCTCACCACCTAGAAGCTCAGCCTCGACGCTCTGGACGCTTGCCGCCCCATCTAAGTATTCCTTAATCACCTCAGTCCACCCGTCAATCGGGGTAAATGTCACCAGCATCTTGGAGTTGCGGGTAGCAAGACGGAATCGCAGGGTGTCAATAAGTTCGTTACCAAGAAGGTATTCGTCCAACCATACTCCAATGTTGTGCCACTGTGGGTCACGGCTACCAAGCTCCGCACCTTCTAGGATAGTTGGGTTATTCTGATACTGAGAGTAGGTCTTAAAGATGATCTGCGAGGCATTGGGTAGGATCAACGAGTTGTCCGTGAACCCGTTCTTCTTCGTGTACGAGATGTAGGCGTTAGCCGAGGTTTGCTTTGTCCTCATCTCATGCGGCAACCAGTTCCACACCGCGCTTTGTTGCTGGCGAATGCTCACCTCCGATGTCTGGGCAAAGCAGAAGATCTCCGACTTTGGGTTTTCGATGGCGGCTTTGACTACGCAGTAAGAACCCCACGCCGTCTTTCCAGAGTTGTGCGACAATACACCACCAATGAAATAGTTGTTGTAAATTGGAACATGAAAGTCCCAAACATCCTGTACATAATTGTCTCTAGAAACTTCAATTACAACAAGTTCCATTGCATCTGGCGACACCAGCTTGCTCCCTTCAAATGCCACGGATTCAGCGGGAATCCATCCGCGATGGTAGCAGAAAAACTGGTGGTTGGCGGTACAGGATATTTTCGTGCCGTCCGAAAACTCAAAGTGAAGCATGGCTTCTTCCCTATCTTTTTTAAACGGCTTACAAGCCAACGCCACTACAAATCCAAGTGACTTATCGTTCCATGCCCATATGTGGAAACTGCTTGGAATGTCTTTTACTTGGATGTGCTTGCCAGCGACTGGATCAAATATCTCTTGATGTCCAGCAAGACACCGATTTCCTCCGAGTGCCAGAACCTCAGAGACCTGCGCTAGTTGCTCTTCAGCCTTCTCCCAATGCGGAAGCCTAAACCCGTATCGGAATGGATCTTTCTCAGCGTTCTCGATGGCCTCATGGTAAATCCGATGAAGCTCAATGAGATCATCTGGCTCCATCAAGGCTACCTCGTCATCGCTGGGAGGCTGAAGGATTGGATGTTTGCGCCACTGCATTACTTGGTTTTGTATGCGTCTGTCTCCATAAGGATGTCTTTGATATGGTAAACGCTACCGCATTCCTCACACCCAAAGGTATCGTCCTCTGGAGGTAACGACCCTCTATCCCCGTCAACAAAATGAAGCTCTCGACGCTTCTTGCAATGTTTGCATACGCCAATGAAGGGTTTGACGAACTTCTCCAGCACCACATTCCAAATCTTAGCGTTGAACTTCTCCGCTAGATACGAAGCGTAAACGCTGGTGTGGCACTTGTGCTGAACGCCGTCATGCTCGACCATGTAGTGGCGAACTAGATTTCCACCATCCTTGAGGTGATCGGCGTGTCTGGATTCTGGTTCTTGTATCATTCTACGATTTCGGCTTCTACCGCTTGGGTTTTGACTTTATTGGCAATCCTAGACTTGGCTTCTGCAATCATCTTGGCTGCATCGTCAATAGACGGCCCCTTGCGATGCTCGACAATAGTACTCGCCATGCCTGAGAGCTGTCCAGCCTTATCGGTCATAATGCCAATAGTCAACGCCAATCGGTCTGGGGAGATTGCCTTGAGCTGGTCTGGGTCGCGGCTCAACTGCTCTGCCTTCTCGAACAAAAGGTCTGTGTACTCAGCAGCAGCAATAGCGTAGCGTTTAGAGAACTCCTTGCGCTTTGACTCCAGCGTATCGTTATGCCTCCACTCCAGCGCACGAACAGTCTCATGCGTCACCCTGCATTTCTTGGCAATAACATTGATACGCCCACCCTGCGCCAGCATCCAGAGAATCTGTGCCGCCACATTCGGGTTGTAGTTCTCAATAGTGTTCCGAGGGAATTGCTTAGCCCTTTCCTTGACCTCAAGGAAGAACTCTTTCATCGCCTCTTTACTATCAATCGCTGATAGGTGTTCGTCGCTCATTTGGTCTTCTTGCCGTTTTTAACCTTAACGGCCCCAGAGTGCAACTCTTTTTTGAGCTTATTCTGTTGCGTTGAGGAAAGCGGAGAACCCTTACTAAGCAGGTAGCCTACTTGCTTTTTACTTTTTGATTTCATAATCCTTGCCGGAAATTGATTCGCGTTTGGTTCCGTACTTCTCGCGGAAATCTTCATCATCTTGCGGAAGAACTCCGAGGTTTTCAACAATGTAATCCATGAATGCTGGGTCGTTACGACCAGTTCCAAACAAAGCTCCAATACCACGGCTCGTCGTGCTAGATGCAGCTATAGCAGCAGTTAAATTCCTTGCGTAGTCCTCTGGTGAGATTTCTTTTCTATAAACTTTTCTAATAAATGGCATTAGTTGCCCACCAGCATACATCCAAGATGCAATCTTGTGCTTAATCGGATCAGATAGCTTACCAGCCATGTAAATATGCGCTCCAGATCCAGAGACGACACCCCTTGGTGACACCTGATCTGCCATAGGGCCAACCTCTCTTACTGAGGTGGCAACCATTGATGCATTTTTGAACTCATCGTAGAAATCATTACCAAGAACTGTTCTAATGTTTCTCTCAATTGTAGCCTTGTCTTTTCCCTTGGTCACTTCACCAAGGAACTTGTTAGCATCCCATAGATCGTTCCCATATTTGGTAATGTCGCCTTTGGGTTGGTAGCGGGCGAACAGGTAGGAAACGAAATCGTTCCTAATCTCCTTTTTCTCAGTATCATTAAGTTTGTCCATGATTTGTAATACATGAGCATTTGGTGCTGTGAACATCGCTTCTGGCAGGCGAGCGTTCTCCAAGACTCCATTATGACCTTTAAGCACCACATCAATTATCTTGTTGTTAGTGAAAGCATCAAGATCGCCCTTAGCTTTTGCTCGTTTTGCGATTAAGTCGGCGGCTTCATTGTAGCTCTTTTCCGACATTGTTGCACGAAGTGGCTCAAGATCACGCATTGACAACTTTGACGCATCAGCCCCATTTCTTTGAAGGGACTGATTTAGTGCGTTTAGCTTCTTAACCATTGAAATGCCGTAGTGCTCGTTTCTCTCCCCAGTATTTGGGCTATAACCAAACAACTCAGTAACCATCTCTTCGTCGAATTTGACTGGGCCACCAACCTCAATGCCATTTCTACCATTGAACCCGACCTTTTCAAGGTAATAATTAGCCATCCTGTTTCGCAATACAGCGGCTTGAGCTGGGTCTTCAATAGAAGCGGCTTGAATAATCTTCCTTGCGATTGTTGGGTCTGAAATGGCTCTTGATGCGACCTGACTCGGAGTCATCTTCTGCTCTCCGAATGCTTCTTTTAATATCTGCCCTACAGATCCAGTCTCAAAACCAAGTCTTTCCTTGTATTTAACCGTAGCTTCATCCCACAAGTCCTTTAGTCCAGCTTGAGCATAAGACTCGTCCCTATATTTTTGCAAAGCTGTTTCAGCTTGACTGGCTACTTGTTTAGGTGTCGCTTGACCAACAGCACCACCTTCTGGGACGGCATCCCGAACCAACCTTAGGTATTTATCAAGACTTAATGGGTCGATTGGGCCAGAATTAAGCTCAAGTTGGGAGATCTCCTTTAATGTGCTTTCTAGCTTGTCTTCACCAACCTTCCCTTCCGCAACCTTTTGTCTGAGTAAATCCGCTTTCTCGCCGTTTGTTGCCCTTGACTCAATTTGATCAGCAAGCTGTTCAAGGCCAGAGTTCCGCAATGGGTAGCTTTTTTTCAGTGACCCTCTAATAATTCCAGCCACATCAGCGGGGTCGTGGAATGTCCCAGTTTGATCCGCTGCGTCATAAAAGTTTGCGTAAATTTCATTCTTAACATCATCTGTTTTTTGCTCAGCTCTAGAAAGAATGTTTGTCAAGTCGTCTCCAAGCTGAACGCTTGTGTCCTTACCCATTCTTGACTGTAAGTCATAAAGCTGTTCATCAAGGTCTCCACGAAGTTGCTTTGCAATGTCTTTATCATAAGCCGATACAACATCAACAAGCTCTTGGTTGCTTTGAGCAAGATTATCTTGCGCAGCCTTGTAAAGCCTTTCCTTGGCTTCTGCTGGGCGCGTTCTTGAATCCATCCACTCTTG